CTGAATTCACCTCGGACTTCTTCATCTCGTCGGTAAGAGAGAGCATCTTGGGTGGCGCGACACAGCAAATACGCCCGTGTGTATCAAAAACAACCGACCGAAAACGGCCTACCGTCTCGTATTGTTCTGCGGTGAGTTTAGCACGGTCATATTTCAATGTATAAAATACACTGGGGGGCGACGACCCTGACGCCGACCCAGTTTTAGAAAAATGAATAAGAAATCCTCTATCGGCGCACCATGAACGAATGTCATCAAACTCGGATTTTTCAAGCGAGCTCGACTTTATCTTAGTCGAGAGCTCGGTAAGGTCAGGAAACTGAGCGGAAGATATAGAAAACATTACGATAATCTATATAATCATATGTTTAATCTTTATATCGGTTATGTAAATGATTGGAAAAAAGGTGTAAATATATAATAACTAGATAAAATAGTAACATGGATCCAGAAGAGGTTGAACCAACAATAGCTGCTGAGGCGGAATATGTCGAGAATATCGAAGAAGAAGGCGGCGAAGGCGGCGGCGAAGGCGGCAGCGAAGCAGTATCCTTATCTATTGAGCTCGGCGATATTATACGAATTATCGCTCCAACGCATCAAGAAATCCATGACCACATTTTTTTCGTCGATTATGTATCTTCCCGTAAAATCAAACTCATTGATACTGAATCTATCAGCGATACCATATTAAAACTTGACGCGATGGGCAACCTGACCGATGAAAGTATAACCTCCATCGAACTATTAAGTCGCGCCGAACAGAAAGGATATGCTAGACAAAATAATTTAGTCGTATCTACGTGGGTCGATATCCGTTTCGGCGGAGATATTCCGACCATTATTACGGGTATGATTACGAATCTAGAACAGGACATGATTGAGATACGCACCTACCCCGAAGATGAGATGATATACATTAATTTTGGTTATATGGGTATTCCAGAAAATTTACCGATTGAAGAAATCAAGATACGTGCGCCGCCGTCGTCATTTGGCACTGAAAGGTCGGTGCGCACTGAGGCCGGCGTCGAGGCTGAGGCTGAGGCCGAGGCCGGATTTTTAACCATGGGTATGGACGCGATATCAAGCGAAACATTATCCCCGCTAGAAGAACGCCGAAGACAGCGTCAAATCGCGCGAAGTGCGCAAGGTGGTGAAGACGCAACCGAACAACCCGTCGGCGCATCAGAGCATACTGTGCTCTCGGAGGCGCGTGCTTCTTCTGCGTCGGGCACCGACGTGCCAGTCCCAACCGCCGCACTTCGAGAGAAACTGCGCACAATCCTCATTGACGCCGACCAAATTCAGGTGGGTGAAGAATTAGATGTCCTTGTCCAAACTGTGGATATTCCAGAAGAGAATCGCCGTTTTAATTTAGATAAACAGTGCGACGATTTGCTGGATACGCTGATGACGAATGTGCCTTCTACCGAAAAAACCCGCACGGTTATGGCGCACATACAGCGCATGGTTGTCCGATTTCGCGAGCTCCGCCATAAATTCTCTCAGTTTGGCGCCAACGGCGACCCCGCCATCCCGCCGCCGAAAAGCGCCCTTTATCGCCCGCTCGTGGAATCGTTAATGCGCATGGATCACGCGCTTCGATGGATTATCCCGATTGTGAAAACGCGGAAGGTGATTTACGATATACCAATCGATGAACGAACTGCGGCGGAAATGGATATCACACCTCGTCTGATTCAAGAAGAGCGAGAGGCGGAGGGGATGCTTCAACGTCAATGGTATGACGGATCGCTCACGTATGCGCAGTATATGACAAATCTCTCGTCGCGTCATTTTTCACCGAGTTATGATCCTCGTTACACGCAAGATGTGGTAAGCACGCGGCAGGTGAATGAGAATATAACCGCGGTTATTGATAATCTGGATGATTTTTACTCATCGGTTGTTCAGGGCGAAGAAGTGAAACGACGTAGGTTCGTTATTCAGAAGTATAATCTTGGATTGTCAAAGGTTCAGCAGCAGCGGCAATCGGCGGGGTCATCCTCAAGCAGCGGTAGTGGTAGTGGTAGTGAGGGCGCGCTCATTAAAAGAACCACCGAGTTTGTCAATCTCACCCCTAACGACCGAATGAATGTTGTCGGTTTTGTCACATTTCCCGAGCCGGTTATTTATCATTCGCGCATATCACTTCCGAGTATTAACATTCTGGATAAATGCGACCTTAATACCAAACACGTTCATTACTGGGAAATGTTGCGCCAGATGACGACGCTTACGACGCATGACATTACAGACCTTGACCGGCAATTAGATTTGAATGCTCACGGCTTGCTTCACGAAATCAAGCAGTTTGTCCTCGAACCAGAGGCTGCCGCCGCCGCCACCGCCACCGCCGCATCATCGACACGCGACAAATATCGGAAGTTCCTCGAAGTTATAATACCGAAAACCCGTAATATTTTCGAAATGATGCGGCAGTATATCCACGGCCGTCTTACATTACAGGATGTTCTCGCATTCATCGAGCCGTTCCTCGTGTATCAAGAAGACCTTAATGTGAAGCAATACGATGAAATTGTGACGTTCCTTTATGAACGCGTCCTCGAGTATAAACGGAATTATGCGACGAATTATCGCAAGTTTGGGCGTTTGCGTGCGTTTCATTATAATGTGCGGTACATGGGTGTATCGATGATATACAAGCTCATCGTAACGGGTCGAATGATGGACGCGGATGTATTCAAAGCGTATGGGTTTCAAGATACACAGGTGAGGTCGATGGGCGGCGCGCAGCAGCAGCAGCAGCAGCAAGCGTTCGATGAACGTCGGCGTCAGCAAATGCGCGGACAGGCGTATGCGGCTGGAATATCCGAACAGACCGACTACAATGAACACCTTCTCTCATCATCGGAGCTTCTCTCTCGGATGTTGGCGGTAGATTATGCGAAGTTATATATGGACGCTGTCGCAATTACTACGACCGAGCTCATCACACCGTTTGATTTTAATTTGGTGCTAGGCGAACAAAGCAAGCAATTGCAGGATGCTGGGGCGATGCGTGGAGGCGCTCCAGGGGGCGGCGCAGGCGGAGCAGGCGCAGGAGCAGCACCCACCACCGCCGGTTCTAAACGGTTCGGCTTGGTTCTTGCGAAGAACTACCCCAATGAAGAAGCCCTCCAAGAAGACAACGACAGCGAGCAACCGATTTTCTTTGATAAGAAATATGATACAACGGATTATGCGTTTATTGAATCGTATCGCGATCAACAGGGCGCAATGAGTTCGGCGGATTTCTCCATGTTCATGGTAGATGAACTCATCAAGAAGAAGAAAATGACGTATGAAGAGGCGAAGAAAGAGGCCGAGGCAATTATGATCGGACCGGGCATGCGTCCAGTAAATGATGGCGACTATGCGGTTGTCGAAGAAGAAGAGTATATCGAGCCAAGTGCGGCGGAGTCGTCGTCGTCGTCATCGTCGAGCGGAATGCCGTTTCCGAGTGAGATGACTGAAACCAAATTCCTCTATTTTAAACGCGAAAACGGAAAATGGGTGAGAGACACAAGTATCCCTGCGATGATTCCAAGCAGCGACCGTAATTATTTCTGTAATGTAAATCGTGACTGTATTCCGTTGGCGATAGAAGCGAGCGAAAATTTATTGTCGCAAAGTGAAGGGATTTCTGGCAGTGGCGGAACAGCCATGGCGCATATCACCGCAAAGGAAGGCACCGACGCTGTTAAGAAGGCATTTCTTGATAAGATGAAAGCGGAATTTGATGTTAAGTATCAGGTTACTCGAGAGAACTTCACAGAATTCGTCAATAAAAAGTTCGAATATGACCTCAAAAATATAACACGAATCCTAGAAATACAGAACAAGGAGTTTTATAAATATAATGACCGCAAATATAAGCTTGGATTTCATAGTGCGAAGTCGGGAGCAGCCGCCGGCGACAACAACGACGACGACGACCTCGACGCAATTATTTCACCGATGGAGCCGCTGAAAGACCGGATTATCGCCCAGACCGATTTCGTGAAACGCCAACACGACCTCCTCCAGTTTATCACTAGTTTCACACGCAAGGCGAATGAAATCATGGACGAAGACCCCAACTGGTTATATTGTATTAAATCGAACGCAAAGTTACTTCCGTCGTTTTATGAGACCATCGCAGTGGCGTTTCTTCAATCGTCGTCGTCGGCGTCGGCATCGTCGGCATCGTCGTTGTCCGTTGTCATCGACACAATATGTAAAGAGCGCGGAACAATCAGTGATGACGGTGAAGCGTGGGTTGATAAATATAGTGGCGCGCTCATCAAGAAAATTGAGCATATCACAGAAGAAGGGTTCGACGACGCCGGTTTTCGTCTAATAACGAGAGATATTATCGAAGCCGACTTAGGTGAAGGGGTATTGAAGGTTGCGAAACCGGCGGCGGCGACGGGAGCAGGAGCAGGAGCAGGAGCAGGAGCAGGAGCAGGAGCAGGAGCAGGAGCCGCAGGCGGCGGCGGTCTTACCGGCATGAGTATCATCGAAAAGTATGACAGTCCGAACGCGCGCATTATCAACAATATAGTGACAACCATGACAGGTTATATGGGAATTGATTTACACACAGAACGCGAATTCATCATTCAGAATACTCTCACGCTTCTAGAAGCGGCAGTTCCATCTGAAGACAAGTATCGCGAGAAGTCCGAAAAGTTCTTCCGAGAGAAAGGCAAGCACCTTCCGCCGTATAAGGAGATTTTCTTCCAGACACTTCTTCTTCTTACACTTTGCTACCTCGGTATATCAATTCAATGTGTGATACCTGCTCCAAAGACGCGTAAAACTCATGCGGGATGCGTTAGGTCGTTTTCAGGATACCCTATCGACGGTGATGGCGATGTAAGCGGATTGATGTATATCGCGTGTATTGCGTATAAAATCAAGACGAGTATTGAACCGTGGAATACCTTGAAATCCTTCAAGAAGGAGGGGGATATACTCGCAAAGATGAAAACGTTGATGGATGCGTCCATCCTTACAAAGCCCGCCATTAAGGAGAGATTACAAATGAAGCGGGATTATTTGCGCGATGCGAGAGCCGGCGCCGATTCCGCCGCCATTCCAGAAGAACTGTCGATCCTACGATGGGCCAACTTTATGCCGCCGATGAAATCTCTCGACAACATGGCGACACCTCAGAATGTCGCCGCGGATTTCACAAACCAACTCATCACCGATATGAAGCGTGGGTATCATGGTCAGCATGACAAACTCGCAGTGCTTGAAAGTAAGTGCCAGTATTTCAGTTTATCGATACAGCAAATGATACATCACATTGTGAAGAATAGTAGCCCGCTACTGCTGAATATGGCGAATGAGCCTTTTCTCGAAAATGCGTGCTGTAATGAGCCCACCGACCGTCGGTCCAAGCGCGTCATCGATTATTTCATGGAACGCGAGCAGAATATTCACCATCACAATCGCATTATCGGATTCTTAACAAAGACGATGAGAGATATGGCTGTTATTACGCGCGCGACTACAATCATCGACAATCGAAATACGCGATTCCAGTATCCGAATATTCCACAGCAATTCAACGAGCAGACGATTTATCGGGCGTTTATTCATTATTGCCGCATGAACCAGCAATACGCGTCGTCGTCGTCGTCGTCGGGTGGCGCAGACGCAGGATCGGATAATCCGGTCGGCACCGCCATCGCAATGTATTTACATCCGACACTTCGAGAGATTTGCCCGCCGAAGCCCCAAGATTGGAATTCAGCGGATATCATCGACGATAAAATACGCAAACTGAAACGAGATTCAAATATATTTGATGACAAGAGTCTTGCGCGCCTACTAAAGGCGGTGAATGGGCATAAGATGGTGGATGCGAATTATAAAACATTAGCAACGGAACGACCCCTTTGGCATACACGACCATTTCAAAGGTTTCAGGATGCGATTCTTTACTTGAATGAATGTGACAAACAAGAAGGCGAGCACGAACATGGTGAAGAGCATCGAAGCGAATTAGACCAATGTATTATTCCGAGAGAATTGCGACAATTGATACTCGCGATACTTGACTCAGGATCGAAATACGTTCAAGAAGACACGGAAGAGATGCGCGACCTGAAGAACTATCTTCAAACAAAGAACCGAGAGATGCGCGCGGAGGTTGTAGGGTTTATCCAACAAAACGCGAAACAAACCAAATCCAAATTCCGAGAGATTGAGCGTATCATAGATACAATTCTCGACTTTGAAATCAATAAGAGCAGCACGGTTCTGATGTCGGCCACGGACGAAACACGCGCAAAAAGCATCCAATTCATGAAGAATACCCTGACACGCCTAATTGATGTTATTCCCAACGTGATTCATCACGGGATAGATTTCGATGATACGAATATTCCGAAGCACTGGGGATTCTCTCCGACACATATGAAAGATATCAAGGGGATTATTTCATCGCATTATACATCTCTCAAGACGTTCTACAACGACCATGTTATCAAGGAGGTATTGCGGCATTCGGAGCATCATGTGCGCGACTTGAAAGTTATGTTGGAAAATACGCCCTTCATGGCGGAAATATTCTTCGATGAAGAGAAGGACGCGAAGATTGCGGCGAATGCTGCGGCATTGGCGGTTCAACCGAAGCCGGGTGTTCCTCGCGAGGTGGATGTTGAAAGAGAGCTCGGTGAGCGCGTCCCTCATTCTACCCGCAAGAATATTTTCACAATGTATTCGGTATTTGACCGCAATATCGTGTGTAATTTGTATCTCTTCTACTTTCTCTCGTTTATGCGAACATTCGTCCAACTTGTCGCAGAAACGCCTATTTCGATTTATCAGACGGAGCCGACGAGGGTGATACGTAGTGGAACGGCAAAACAGGCAAAGGTGCGTAAATCAAAGGCATCCGGTGCCGGCGCCGCCTCCTCCTCCGCCACCTCCGGTGCCATCGCGCGCACTTCCGAGTTTCGCGAAGATGAAGACGCGCAAGAAGACGAAATCGACCCGCATTCGCGCCTGTATTCGGCGGATATTGGCACTACAGATAAAGGCCAACTTCTCTCGGAGATGGATATGATGATGGGGGATAAGAAGGCGCTCGGACAGCGTGTAAGCGAACTCTTGGTCGTGTATCTGCGCATGGCCGAAAAAGACAAGGCGGCGATTAATTTCAATCTGGCGAATATCAAGGAGAAGCTTACGCGCGTGAAAGACAAGGAGAAGGACGGGGTTGTCGAGAGAATCGGGGCGATGTCTGTAGGCGAACGCCAGCTCGAAAATTTGATGAAGACGCACAAGATGGGAATATGGAGCCGCGGAACGTCGCAGACAGGTGTGGTGATATACGACCAAGACTATTATGATGAAGAGCGCGATGAGATGGAGAAGATTGCGCAGAAAGAGCGGCAGCTGGGCCGGCGCGACTATGTCACGGATATGAACCGAGAGATTTATGTTATGGAAGCATTGGAGGCCGACCGAAGCGCAGCCGAAATAGAGGCGCACGAACTGGATATGTCCTCGGGTATTCCGGAAGATGATGATGCGGGGGAGGATGACGCCGCATTTATTCACCGACATGATGATGAGGGGGAAGCCTATGAAGGCGGTGGCGGTGGTGGCGGTGGTGGCGGCGACTGGGACTGAGCAGCCACACCATGATATTTTTAGCATTTGAATAATATAAACAACACGAAGCGATGAATCAAAAAGTGGTTATTTATATTATTCTCTCGATGATCCTACAAGCAACCAAGAAAAATAAGACGAAGAAATACGCGGACGAATAAGACGCAGAAGATGAATAAAGTATTACAACGGTTGTAAAAGCGCCATTCGTTGCGTGACACGTCTCTTATGTATAATCAAATATGTTATGACACTTACAATAATGACAGCTCCAATCGTCGAACCGACAGACGCAGCGATAATTGATGTCGTAGAAACCTGCGCGCTTGAAGTTTCTGGATAAGGGTATCCTGCTTCAATAGCAGCAGCAACAGCCATACGGTTATACAAACAAACCGGTTCCGACGGTGTAGTTGTGGTTTTGGACATAACACATTGAACCTCATTATTACTGGTGTCGCAATTGAATACTCTTTGCTCTGAATCTGTCACAGTGTCACAATCGGGATCCCACGCTCCACATTCGCAATCACATCCATCTTTCGAACCATAAAAAAGAGGATTGCATCTCCATGTTTCGGGTATAATGCTTCGGGTATATGTGTTGCTATAATTGCCCCAAGGAGCGCCATCTATATCCGTGTCATTTGAGAAATAAAATTGGGGGTGATGAACGGCTACTCCAGACTGAATTTGTAGTAACTTGCGTTCGCTAAGAACTTGGTGTCTCAGCGCACAAATCGGTTCATTATGTAGCCCCGGAATACATATATCATCATGATTAGGGCAGTCGAGTGATACCGCCTCAAATGGATTACAATCGGGGTCAAACGCGCCACAGTTACACTGACAACCGTTGCCCGTGCCGTATTGTTCTGGTTTGCATGTCCATTCTCGTGGGATTTCTGCTTGATTACGAATTGTGACTCCATACTTATCATCTACCGTTGGACGAACGCCAAGGACTTGGTATAGATAAGTAGAATAAGCGCAAGTAAATGTCCAACATACATTATTACGACCATTACGAGGTAGCCAAGACCAAGTAGTCGGATTGCAAGTAATGGATGTAAGCCCGCCAGATATGAGACCATATTGCGCAGTGCTCCATCCAGCATTTACTAATGCGGCAATGGCGGAACGTTCTTGTCGCGCAGAAGCCGCTTGGGCGACTCTACCTTGTAACTCTCCAACAAACCATGAGCTGCATCTATAAACACCACCGGGGTTCGTGGATTCGTCTCTCAAACTGCCTCCTTTTCCATTCTCATATCCAATATCTCTCCATTGTGTAAATGGTATCCGACTACCGCAGTTGGTAGCTTGTGCGCAAGAAAAGTCCATTTGTACCCAAGTATGGAATGGGATCGAAGTAGAACGACAAATTTTGGCGGCGTCGGTTGTAAAAGACCCATGAGGTATCACACCTAGACATAAAAATAAAAGCACCAACATCGAATGTTGTATCTCTATTGTCTTCATTTGAATATTTATATAGTTTGATTACATAAGAATAATAAGAATAATAAGAATAAAAGTAATATTGTAATATACTAGTAGGAAGGCTATTACAATACAATACAATACAGAATGAACGCATTCATGACGCTCATCCGAAATAATTTAGCAGGCGCGGCGATTTTGTTATACGTCGTTGTATTTATGCTGGTTCAATATATGAGCCCGTCTTTCCTTTACAATGAAGACGGCAGCCTTCGAGAGTTCGGGATAGGGTATTCTAGCAAGACTGTTCTGCCGATTTGGCTCGTCGCGATTATATTAGGAATTCTCTCGTATCTCTTTGTGTTTTATGTATCAAGGCCGGCCACACGTATTCTCATATAGTTCAAACGAAGCGTCGTGGAACGACCTTCGTTTTCACACTAACTCGCGTCGCTACGGTCGTTCCACCTCCGCGATGCTGCGGTTCCACTCCCTCTCGCTCCGCTCGTAGCCCCCCTCTATTTTATTACGATTTCATAAATCACAACAAAACATGGCGACGTGAAACGTGAGAGATACGAGCGGAGCGAAGGGAGTGGAGCCGAAGCGACGCGAAGGCACAACGACCGCATCGACGTTCAGGTTCAACTAGTAATCGTTAAGACCTTATTCTTCGCCTCATCCTCCTTCTTCTTCGCATCGTCTTGCTTCTCCTTAAGCACCTGAGCGCGTATCTTCTGCTGCTCGGGTGTAAATGAGCAACCTACATTCAGTAAATAATTATAACTAATACTAACAACAAGCATACCGCATAATACTAACCAAACAAACTCACCGACAATCGATTTCATGATTAAAAACTTCCGGATTTTCTCCAAGTCATCTACTTTCGCCGAAGGGCGGATGAGACGCGACTCTTTGAAACTGTCCCAGAACCTGTCGAGGTTGCCAAGATTTAGCTCGTTAAGAAGGATAGACTGGTCGGTATAAATTTGCTCTAAAGCCCGTCCAATATCGCGTTTATTTTTCACTTCATCCGCGGGTATATCTGCGCTGTCTTGGAGCCCGCCATCGCCACTTCCGCTGACCGCACCTCCGCTTTGCGCCGCCCCCGCCTTCGCCGGCGTCAAATCAAACTGGGGTGTCAAAATATTGTTAAATACATCCTTCAAATCTGTTACGACTGACACAAATATATACCCGAATGTATTACTGAACGGCGACAGCCATCCAGGAAACACAATAAGCGCCGCTTTTAAAACACCCAATACTAAGAACCACGGTAATATAGTTGCGATTACCGCGGTTTTCTCTTGGTCAAACCCGCAAATATCTTTCGACATTGCGAGATTGATGAAATATTCGCCGATGATGAGGACGAGGAAAAAGAGGAATGTTATACCGCCACTTAATACGCCATTTTTGGTATATTTATAATAAGAATATGCGGCAAATACGGCCAAAAAGAAGAAAATCGCGACCGACGAACTTAATTCCGCCATTGTAGTAATTACATTATACATCGATTATTATACTGGTGAATGTTACGCCCGCCTCCCCCTTCTCGCGTTCGCATCCGTTCCTTATTTTTTCATAGTATAGTAGCAGCATCCGCATAACCGCATAACCGCATAACATAAGAAGAATGGACCATAACGCCCCCGCACCCAGTCTAACCGAACCCGGTGTGCGATATTTCTTAAGCAAATCTCTCGAGCAGTGCCATAAAGTTAAGGATTATTATCATATGCGGACATTCAATTTCATGATGAGTATCGCATTTTTTGTGTGTTTAGGCATGTTTTTATATCTTCGCTACAAAGGCAAGCCGACGCATGAAGAAGTCGAGGCAAAGAAGCGAGACCAACAAGCTTATATTCTCTCGAAGTTGAAGATGGTAAATGCGTCGCATTACGCTCAAAGTAAAGGAATCCCGATGGATTGTCGAGTTCATCCTGCGGGGAATGGAATGGGAATGCTAACGAACTTGCCGGTGTGGAAGAGTCCAGATGAGGATTATTGGAAACGTGACTACGCATAGCCGAGCCGAGCGGAGTCCGCGCCATAATTCTATCTATACTAATAGTAGTAGTATAAAACATCGACATCATGGCGACACAGGCATCAGTATATCAAGATTTACACGCGGCGATTCAAGAACGCACGCGACAATATGGCGGCGCAGCCGCATCTCGTATCGCTGAGCAGAGGCGCGCACAAGACACGCGCGATAATCTGAAAAAGGCAACCCGTGTGCTATTAGAAGTAACGAAGAAACAGGAAGACGCTCTTAAAAAGCATCTTCAACGCGCAGCCGACCCCAACGATTTCCGCGGCATGGTGTATCCATATCAGCTGATTCCAGAAGAAGAACGCAATAAAATCAACGACGCGATTCACGGATATTACTCATTGAAGGAAAAATACAATTCCGCGCTTGAAAAGCGACGCCAGCGACTGATGAACGACCCCGTTATTAACTGGAAGTCCCTTTCCGCTCAGCAAAAAGCCAAACGCCTTGCCATTATCAAACCCGCGTGTATCGTATGTAAGCAGGAAGGCGGGTCGATTTTCACAGAGACAGACGGTAAGTTGAAAGCCATATGCGGAAATATATCTCAACCATGCGGATTTCATATCGAAGTCACCCGCGGAAAATACATAAGTTTAGAGACATTAATGAATGAATCACTCGAAGAAGTCCGAGCGACCAAGGATGAAATCATTCGGATGAAGCTTGACCTGTTATTCCAGTTCATAAACGAAGACGAGCTCGTCGAGCAATTCGACGCGGTTCAGCATAAATTACAGGAGCAGCTTAAAATGTATGCCGAGTTTCGCACGTATTACCTCAGTGTTACGGATAACGATGATATTCAGAAGGATACAGATACATACACGCGTGTTATTTCCGAGAAGGTCGCGCAGATTAAGGAATTTATGACGGAGTTCCGCGATTCCGAATGGAAGAATCGTAGCATCATCGATGACATCTTAGTCCTTTATCAGCAGGATATTGAGCCGGCATTTATGAAGTTGCGAGAGACGAAGTATGTTTATTCGCAAGTGGAAACTGCCGAAAACGCGGATGGCGCGCTTGTTCAGATGTATAATGACCGCGAATTCTATCTCACGCAGAAGAAATATAGCTATCATGAGCTCTACATGCCGGTGATTATGCCGATGTGGATTGCGGATAACCGGATAGTTAGTCGGCCAGTCGGGCAAGTGGTCGCGCCTGCTGGAAAGGGCGGGCCAGTCGCTGAACCACAAGAATTGCTTCCGGCAATATCTGTTCATCAACCCGATCCGTCATCCAGATGGTATAAGGGTAAGGCTGCCGAATTAGCAGCGGAAAGAGCCAAAATTGCGGAGGGACTATAAATAAAGCGTGGCTGAATATTGGCGGGACGAGAGATTATTATCGCGATATAATATAGCACTACACGTCCATTCTCCAATCCACCGATGTTAGACATATTCAAACATATTTCCCTTCCGATATTCATCGTAAGCCTTTCTATCGGGCTATTCTACGTTTATATCTCGGTTCCCAACCCTAAGATTATCTACGTGTATCCGACCCCCGACAACATCCGCAATTTCCAATTTAAAGACAACGCCGACAATTGTTTTTCATTCAACGCGAAGGAGGTCTCGTGTGCGAGCGCGAAAGGACAAATCAAAAAGATACCGGTTCAGTAACGGAGTAGAAACGGAGTTCGAAACGGAGTTCGAAATTATATCTGTATATATTAGAATACTTATCGTAATACCCAGAAATAAATAATATGGGTTTCCAGCGACTTCTTCATACTGAAACAGGGCGTATTATTATATCAATTGTGCTTGGTCTAGGCATCGCATCGCTTTTTCGCAAAGTTTGTAAGGACCGGTCGTGTATCAGTTTTCGCGCACCGCCTCTCAAAGATTTAGAGAAAGACACGTATAAGTTAGATGATAAGTGTTATGAATATAAGACGAAGGCGGTGAAATGCGAGGCGGGAAAGAAGGAAGTGAAACTTTCGAAATAAAATTGGACGACGAACGACACAATACGCGTTAAAATGACGGGTCTTCGTTCTTGACATATGTATATATCATCATTTTTATATACATATTTAGAAGTTCATAATGAGCGACACAACCAGTATTGATGACCTCCCTTTAAGTAGTCAAACCCCGAGTAATGCCTATGGCGGCGGTGGCGGTGGTGGTGGCGCGCCACTTATTTACTCACCGAATGTAGCCGGCGACCCATTATCATCGCACGGTCCAACACAAATCCCCGGAAATGTAATGAATGAAGTCATGCATGGCGTCCAGCGAGCTAGTGCCAATGGTATGACGATGATACCGACGAGAGATATTCCGATGAACCCGAATTCTTTCACACATGACGACCAAGCGCGCCCGAATTATGTTCCGCAACCGCAGTCAATGTCGGATTCACACGGCGGTGGCGGTGGCGGCGATTATATTAAGGATCACACATCGATGGAAAGTATCGTCCGTGCCAACGCACGTCAGTCTAATCAGCTCGATACTATCGAGACAATTTATTACGACTTACAGATGCCGATTCTTATCGGTGTCCTGTATTTCATATTCCAGATGCCCGTTTTCCGCGCACAACTGCTCCACTTTCTGCCGTCATTATTCGGGGAAGACGGTAATTTCAAAATCATGGGTCTCACCGCCACGAGCGCGATGTTTGCCGGCACATTTTTCGTCATTATGAAAATTTTCAATAAGTTGGGAGAGGGGTTCAGGTGAGCTCGACACGGATCGGCTCGGCTCGGCTTAGTCCTTACGCGCCTTTTTCCGCGTCTTCTTCGCTCCGGTGCTCGCGTGTTCATACGGAATATACCGCAAGAACCACTCCTCGAATTCCCGCGAATCACGCTTCCCCTTGAGCTCTTCGTATTTCTCCGTTTTCTCGAACCGCATCGACTCCAAAGTCGGTTGTTTTCCGTAGCAATTAATACTGAAACGTCGTAATAATCCGGTCTGTTTTAAGCGGTTATGTTGCTGAACATCGAAGAGAAATTGTGACATACAGAGGATGCGGTTGATATCATAATAGACGCGGTTGGCATAAATGAACGCCAGATAAAAACTCAACATTGTATCGATGGTCGCAATACGTATTGTCGTACCGGTGCCGCCACTGCCGCCGTCAATCCGTATTGTATTATAACTGTGACACGCAAGCGGCTTATACAAAAAAGCGATTACTTCATCGCCGACACGAATATCATAATGCTCGGAAATGACCTCGCCGACACCAGCGTGTTTCGTATATTTGACGTCTTTGAAATTATGCGCGGTAAGCTCACGGACAACCTCTTCGCACAATTCGCGCGGGTCTTCTGAGAGAATATCAAAATCGGGGATTTTTTGGACGATGCGGCGCTGGTGTTTGGGCATATACCGCGAGTATAAGATGTTGGCATACCCGCCAAAGAATACAGCACGGTTTTTGATAAACACATCACGGACAATATTATAGATATTGGTTTCGACGAGTTCCTTCTCTCGATTACTGCTGTATGATAGCCGCGATGTATTGACGGAATATTCTTCTGTTGGCTTTCCTTTCGACGGCGACGGCGACGGAGACCGAGACCGAGACCGAGACCGAGACCTACTAGGCGTCGGCATCGGCTTCGGTGTCGCATCCGAGTCTAATTCGCGTGTTTTCATAGAATATAATACAAATATATCATCCTCACCAAATAATCTCTCGTAGGTCGCCAACAACCTATATCTATGCGTTACTTTATCCTCTTCTATCGTATATTTGAAATCACCGATAGTCTCTTCATGCGATGAAACCGTGTGATACAAATGTTTCATATATTTACTCAAATCATGATATTTACGTATGATTTGATTCACTGCTTTACGTTTGTGTGCTTTCGCGCTTCCGCTGCCGCCGCCACGCTTCACAGTGCGCGACTTCGACGCCGACTTAGACCGCGACCTAGTTTTTGAAATACTAACTTCCCCCGTATTCGACGCAGTCGCACCATCAAATCCGCGCTGATACTCTATTTTATCACAGTCATAACCTTTAAGGGGATAATGCGTATTAAGAAGGGTAAGACGCTTCTGGACTTTTTCCCACCGAGAGACATCGCCGTCGGGGCGCGACAGCTCGAGATACATCGCCATACGAAGAAAGTCGGGGGGCGCATACCGAATATCCTTTTTAATGATTGCGTCACGAGAGATAGCCTTGAATAATTCGGGCTCCATATTCGTAATATCGGCAATTCCAGTGAAATTTACGAAGACCTTATATGTTCCATGATGAACACCGGATTTGGCTTCTACATCCTCGTATCCTGCCTTATAATAAATATCCGCGAGTTCCTTCGCATGGTCAAGCGCATTATCAGAATAAAAATCGTAGTCGGGAAGCTCGACATCTTTATTATAAAACTGTGCGTCTTCGGGGAGGATATTATTGATGGCTGTTCCGCCGTAACATACGAGCTTTTTGTCTGCGATGAATTTCTCTACGATGGATATAATTTTTTGGACTTTGGGATCCTGTATCACCTTTTCGCCTTTTCGTTTTTCAACCAAATCAACGGCGTCGCGGAGGATTTCGAGCTCTTTTTCTTCGAACGATACATTCTTCTCACCGCGGTTAGGCCTTTTACGCGACATATCACGAACCTAAAATAATATGATAATATTACGACGCTTATCATATGATTAGAAAATAATAGTGCGAACTATAATGACTGGTGTAATTTGCGGAGTGAGTGGAGCCTAACCCTTGCGGTATTCGCTGCGAACACCCAACTCAAATGCGTAAATGCTATATTGTTGAGTGGATCATTATCAACCACCCCAATATGGCGAACTATAATGACTGGGGTAATTTGCGGAGTGAGTGGAGCCTAACCCTTATTATCAACCACCCCAATATTGCGAATTATAATGACGGGGTAATTTGCGGAGTGAGTGGAGCCTAACCCTTGCGGTTTGGCGAAACGAACGTAGCAAATTACATTATAAGTCAAACTTGACACCACCCGCCGCCTCCACGGGTCGAGCCTCCATCGATGACTTCGGGTTGGGGGGCGCTGGCGGAGCAATCGTAATGGGAACATACCGCAAATCCTCCGGTTTCAAAATGAACGCATACCCAACCGACGCAAACTTATCTTCATATGCTTTAAGTTTCTCATCACGCACCTCTTCCTGAAAACACATCGCCGCGATTTGACACCCCCACGTGTATGGACCATTATGTCCCTCATTGATTGGCCTGCCTGCTTTATCTGGAATGACAAGACACATATTCTTCTTATTTGCGTCCTTAAATGTTTGAGGATCGGCGATATTCTTAACACCAAAATACGTGTATTTCGAGAGAAACAACGAATTTGAACTCATATTAATCAACTCTAACAATTTGGTCTTTCGGTAAATCTCATTAGTTCCATCCACCATGAGTATGATTTTCCCCTTGAAGTCTAATAGGTTTTCATTCCCTAAATCCTTCGTCTGGAACTCGCGCCCATACTTTGGTCCCAAGAGGTTTCGAGCCATCGTTTTACTCTGAGAGATTATCTTCGCCAGATTATCATACATCGTGACATTTCGCGACATGATGCGCATATGGATAATAAAGGGGTCGCCTGGATTCGGGCACTTCGATCCTGAAAACACGTAACTACCCAATACCTCGAATGCGTCGCTTACTGGAATATGATTAAACGTTTCCTTATAATTGAATGAATTCACGGATGATGACGCGATGACGGGCTGGTTATCTACGGAAAACACCTCAAAGTCGATAAACCGACAACCGCGCGCGATGACATATAATAGAGCGTCCATGCTGACGTTTGAATTCTTGAATTTATCCGGATTGAATGCGTTATATGCGGATTTAATATAATAATCGCGCAACTTGAATTTACTTTGACTATCAGCAGGATTAATTGACGTGATGTTTTTATCGATGAACTCTTTTGTGTCTTCATTCATGTTTTCCAACCCTTCTTTTACTGCGTTGATTGGTTTATCCGTAGTTGGTGCAGCTACTGGAGGGGGCGGGGGAGTCGTCGCCGTCGTGGGCGCTGTCGCCGTCGTCGTTTTGAACGTATCAAGTGTGGTTGCCGCCTTTTTACGCTGATTAATCGTCATTTCATTTTCGGGTGTTTCAACTGTAAAATTCTCGGTGGATAATACTGGTGTTTCGGTGTTGTAATTTTTAAGTAGGCCTTTTAATTGGGTCATAAGTTCGGGTTCTGCTTCTGCCGTCGCCGCTGCCACCGCCGCTGCTTTGGCCTTCTTCGCACGGTCGTCGGCCTCGAATCCTTCCTGTATTGCCGCCTTTGCTTGATAACAACGGGTTTTAATGAGCTCTGATATCTTCCATATTGCAAAAACGATTATAATCACGCCGATGAATACGAATTCTATTTGGTTTTCTTTCATTATGTTGTATATAATATGAGATTTTTATATAAAGTTATATATAACATAATACATAACATAATACATAATTTCAACCCCGCCGCATACAATACTAAATGACTGGTGGTTTATTGAATCTGGTCGCTACAGGCAACCAAAATGTTATTTTAAATGGCAACCCAAAAAAATCGTTTTTCAAAAGTACATACCTTAAATATACGAATTTCGGTCTTCAAAAGTTTAGAGTTGATTTCGACGGTCAGAAGAAGTTGCGCATGACTGAAGAGTCCAAATTCACTTTCTACATACCAAGATATGCTGAACTACTGATGGATACATATATTTGCGTCACACTGCCGTCGATCTGGAGTCCGATTCACCCTCCAGCACGTGTCGAGGATATGTGGGCGCCGTATGAATACCGGTGGATTGAAAATCTGGGCACGCAAATGGTGAAGGAAATCGTGATTTCGGTAGGTGGTATGACCCTTCAGCGTTTCACCGGTAATAATTTGATGTCGATTGTCGAGCGCGACCTTGATGCCACCAAGCGCGAATTATATAATGAAATGACGGGACATGTGCCGGAGTTATACAATCCAGGCTGTTCCGGCGCACGTCTGAACCAGTATCCGAATGCCTATCGCACGAGTAACATCGCTGGGTCAGAACCGTCGATTCGTGGGCGAAAACTATACATTCCCATCAACGCATGGTTCACACTCTCTTCCAAGATGGCATTTCCGCTGGTATGTCTTCAGTATAATCAACTTCAAATTGATGTCACGCTACGACCGGTGAAAGAGTTATTCACGATACGCGATGTGGGCGATCCAGGCAATTATTGGCCAGTTGTTCAGCCAGACTTTACGAATCCACTCCATCAGATGTGGCGGTTCTTATACCCACCGCCAAGTATCGATTTATCTCTCAATTCATATCCTAGTCTTCGAACAGATTGGAACGCCGATGTTCATTTGATAGCGACATACTGCTTTCTCTCGGATGAAGAATCGAAAGTCTTCGCGGCCAACCAACAGAAATACCTCATTAAATCGTATTATGACTGGGTGTTCAATGATGTGACGGGTAATCGAAAAATCAAAATAGAGAACTCGATGGGAATGGTGGCGTCATGGACGATGTTCTTCCAGAGGAGCGATGTGAATATGCGAAATGAATGGAGCAATTATACGAACTGGCCGTATAGTTATTTGCCATATGATATTATTCCCGCGCCGATTGATGACGACTGGCGACCTTCGGCGTTTAACGAAATTGTCAATGCGGCGAGTGATACGTCATTCAATCCCACATTTCCACACGATCGCTACTTCTTCGATAAAAATGGACCGAAGAATGGGATCGGCCCTGGAATCAATCCGCGGGATAAACGACTGACCGGACTTCATATTACAGGCGACTTTCAATCGGAGAATCAGCGCGATATTTTACAGACGATGGGAATCTCTCTGAATGGGAAATACCGAGAGAATTTACTGGATGCTGGAGTGTATAATTACATCGAAAAATACACGCGCACGAAAGGGAGTGCGAAACCGGGTATATACTGCTACAACTTCTGCCTGAATTCCGATCCGTTTGAACTTCAACCCAGTGGTGCTATTAATATGAGCAAGTTCAATCAGATAGAGCTGGAAATGGCAACGATATATCCGCCGTTGGACACTGCGGCTGAAGTTAAAGTGATTTGTAATCCGAATACACGAGAGATTATCGGTATGAATAAGCCGAACGTCAATATTTATCTTTATTCATATGATTTACACATACTGGAAGAGAGGTATAATGTTCTGACGTTTGTGTCGGGGAATTGCGGGTTGATGTACGCGCGGTGATTCCGTAGCTCCACATCGCGCGATGCGCTCAGTTCTGCTACTCCACACCGCGCCTGTGCCAATTACCGTGCTGATGAAATACAGAGTGGAGTTAGACGAAACGATGTATTTCATCCCTTGTCTCTTTATTTCGTGGATTTAGTAGCATAGTATTGGCTCAGGCGCGGAGTGGAATAGCGGAGCCGACGCATCGCGGCGGTGGAGCTATGAAACGACGTGAAACGTGAAGCCGCGCCAAAAATTTTATATCGTATATATAACCTTAATACATATACGATGGCAGATGATGAAGAAACTAATGTAGACGATGGCGGCGGCGAGGAACAAGAAGAAGAAAGTAGCGTATTTAGCAATGTCGGTGGAATGTTAGGCGGCGGCGGTGACGAAACCGAAGACAAAGACAAAGATAAAAATGCGAAGGATGATGCGACGACCCCTAAAAAAGAAAAAGCAAAACCGAAATCGTTATTTGATATAGCCGCACTTAAAGAGTTTGGGTTAAGTGTATTGGCGCTTTTTATTGAAACCCTCATCATTTCGGTGATTTGTGTAAATATACTCTTCTTTTCAGCACCAGAGAGTATCAGAAATAATGGACTCAATCTTAATAAACTATTCCCAACTGACCGACACGAGTGGCCATATTGTTATACGAATGAATATACATCATGTGATGCGTCGAAATGCGACGATAAATTCGGCGGAATCGCCGACGACCCTAAAATCGAAACCGGCAAAAAAATCTTCCTGAAAGCCGCCATCTTCCTAGACACATATGTATTCAAATGGTTCTGCCTCACCAAAGAAGATGTAGATATGGTGAAAGAGAGCACGGATGAAGGCGTCACGAGTGTAAATCTGCTGAATTGGGATTTCATTAAGGTGCGATTTAAGCAATGGATCAACAATTCATTCATATTTTCGTTTTCATCCGACCGCGCGATGATGCTTTATGTATTCGATAAAATCACGAAGATTTCGCACGCAATTCCGGCAGAATTATACGACGTCGTGAGCCCGCTGCTTATTATCTTCATGCCAATTGTGTTTCTGCTGTTTGCAGGGTTTATGTTGATGGGTGGTCCATTTTTTACTACAGTTATAGGCATGATTATAAACCAAACCGACAACCGTAATGAATTTATAGGCGGTTCATTGTGGTCATTATTTACTGGGTTCGGGCTTGGTGTTTTACCGGTAATCTCGTATTTTGTTCAACTCATCCAGTTCATCGGCACATTCTTTATTTATCCGCTTCTTCACTGGGATCAATATCGCGAGTTATATTCACGTTATGTTCCGATCATATTCTTCTTCTTTAATTTGACGCTGATGTTTTATGCGTTCGAATATTTGGACATAAATGTCGCAGCGATCGTCATTCTGATGTTACTGTTATTATATTTAACGCATTACTGGCATGGAATTATGGAATTTTTCAAGAGTATAAAAAATTGGGGCGCGTAGAAAGAACATAAATAATATCGTATAATAAGTATTATATTCATATATACGATAACATGGGTGGAAAGAATAGAACGGCGGCTGCTCATGCCGCTGCTGCCGCGACTATCGAGAAATCGACCCCCGAGTATTTCAAGAAATATCCGTTTGTCAGTGTTTGTACACCCACATTCAATCGTCGCCCATTTATTAATGCGATGATTACATGTTTCAACGCACAAGATTATCCACAAGACCGCATGGAGTGGATTATTATTGATGACGGGACTGACCCAATCGAAGACCTCATCGCATCGCATCCTCGTGTTAAGTATTTTAAATACGAGACCAAAATGACACTTGGGAAGAAACGCAACTTGCTTCACGAGAAGTCGCGCGGTGAAATCTTGGTGTATATGGATGACGACGACTATTATCCGCCTAAACGTGTCTCTCACGCGGTAGAAATGCTGGTTTCGCATCCGGAAGCATTATGTGCGGGTTCTAGCGAGATTTACATTTATTTCAAACATATTCAACAGATGAAACGTTTTGGGCCATATGGACCGAACCATGCTACGGCGGGAACATTCGCATTCAAGCGCAAGTTGATAAAACAACACAGGTATAATGATGATGCGTGCTTGGCAGAGGAGCGTGCGTTCTTGAAAGATTATACAGTGCCCTTTGTCCAACTCGACCCGATGAAAGTTATTCTTGTGTTTTCGCATGAGCATAATACGTTTGATAAACGTAAGCTATTGGTGAATGCGAATCCGGATGTTGTGAGAGATTCACCGAAGAAAGTCATGGATTTCATCAAAGATAATGCGCTTCGTAGGTTTTATATGTCGGATTTGGAGAAATTGTTGGAAGATTATGCGCCGGGCCGACCTGAAATGAAACCTGATGTCATCGCGCAGACACTTAAACTCGAGAAGGAACGCGCAAAGATGGCGGAAGATGCGGCGGCTGCGGGGGGTGGTGGCAACATCGTTCTACAACAAGACGGACAACCTCCGATCACGTTGAATAATCAGCAGGTCGTCCAGATTCTTCAGAATTTACAGATGGAGGTTGATGCGCAAAAGAAGGAGATTGAGCGTTTGAAATATGAAAATGCGATATTGAACCACAAATATGAAACATTGCGTAAGGAACACTTGGTTATTCCGACTGCTGCTACCGCCGACACTGATGCCACCGATGCCACCGCCGCCGTTTCCGCCGAATCCGCAAACAACATCGACGCCGAACCCGAAACGATTTATGTATAATGACTCTTACTACAATAATATCACATTTCACCGAAAAATGATATTATTATTATTATTATTATTATGATGATGCGTCCGCCCACATTACGCTTTGACGATTTCGACCGAGTTAATCTTTAGGCATAGAAACGTGTTCTTTGATTCATGGATAACAAATTCGCGTGTTTTGTTGTATTCCTCGAATTTTTCCTTCAAAATATTCTCAATCTCGCTTACGGGGAGGTCGTCGTCCTTTGTTTTATATTGTGACTTCTCGCCGTGGGCATTACCGCTGTCGCTGTCGCTGTTGCTATCGCTGTCGTCGGCACGACGCTTCTTAGACTTTGATTTCGACTTCGACTTAGACGAATTTGCTGGCTGTTCGGGCGGAATATATTCCCAATCTCCGAGAGATTCGATTGTCTGATTACTCGTGTTGAATACGACTGAATCTGAATTGAAAACCAGCGCGGAACCCGGAGCGTGATTATAATTATCAAGATCTATTTCGGTGATGAGGTCAAACTCGTCCAAGAATGGAGTTTTACGAATCCAACTCCGAATATAACTTGCGATTTCAGGTGTGATTTTTACAGTATAGGTCTTGTTGGTATCGTCGTCGGTATCGCTTCCGCTGCTGCTGCTGCCGCTGCCGCTATCGCCGTCGTCGCTTCCGCTGCCGCTCTCACTTCTGCTGCCGCTCTCACTTCTGCTGCCGCTTTGTTTTTTTTTAGGCGCATCAGATGGTGGATTAAGCGAAACACACTCAACCTCTGTATCTAAAATCAAACGATATTTTGAATCAAAAGAAATCGAAGCACCCATATTGAATTTTGTTCTAAATATTCATAATATCTTTTCGGCATTATTCAAACGCATCGCGTCGCTCTCTCGTCACTGTCGCTATATTATGTCACACCACTCCTCAATTTCCGGCTCCATTTTCTCCATATATTTGTCTAAATATCGATAAATCCGATTTACGTCCAATTTCGTTATTTCATACATTTCTAAAATCCGCGGTATATCTTCTTCGCTATACTGTTTTCTGAGAGTCATGAAAAATGTAAAAAGGTCGCGTTGATCCATTGAAAGCTGAATACACAAATTCTGTATAAATAATTGGTTATTATACTCGGTGCTATATTTGGTAAGAACTTTGGTGAAACGAACCTCCGTCGGATGAAACCGCGCCTTCTTCGGAAACGATTTGTGATATAAGTAATGGTTATAAAACGTCTTGATGAGAGATGACAATTCATTGAAAAGCCAAATCTGGTTCTGAAATGTAATCCGGTCAAAGTAGTCGGCTTGGCAGATATTGTCAAGAACGAGTTTATAAAACGGCGCGCTCACATTCACTGGCATTTTTTCAAGAACATCGATGACGTTTTCGTGCCATAAGAGTCCAATTGTCGTGCGGTCCGTCTCGTTGATAAGCACATTATGGTCTGAAATGGGATATTCGGTATTCAGTAATTTTTCGGTGATTTTTTTGATGTCTTCGTTATATGTTTTCGGCTGAAATATTGCGTGGAGAATATTATTAGCAAGTATCGTATTGGATTTTTTACTCATATCCATGACCGCGCTCAGTTTGCGCAGATTGCCTTGGACAAATTCGATGATATTCTTTCGCATCGTAGCATCAATACTCGGCAGAGTGAGGTCGATAATTTGCGTCATTTGCGCTGGCGTCGGTGTTTTCAACTCATACACATAGCAGACTTTCATGAGTTCCTTGATTTTCTTGTCGATGTGGTAATTCCCGATACAGATGATGGGGTTCATCGTTATTTCTTCCTGTTTCTGTTTCTTCGTCTTTTTAGGACGAATGAGTTTGATGAGAGACGTGATCCCGCCCTTATCGCCATTATTCATGCCATCGAGTTCATCCATTACGACGACGATTTTCTGTATTTTACGCTGGAATATCGACATGATATTTTTATCTGATATATTATGCTGTGTAATCGATTCGATGATCGACTTGTTGCGGATATCTCCTGCGTCATATTTCACCATATCATAGTTTAGTTCTTTAAGTAGTCGGACGACGAATTCGGTTTTTCCGCATCCTGGCGCACCATAGATATAGATACCTCGCTTGAATGTAAGGTCAGACTTATTCTTCTGGAATGAGGCCAAGAAGTCGCGGATGTTGTTGTAGATAGTTTCGCGGCCAAGAAATGCGGTATAGTTTTCCATTATACTAACCAATCAATGCGATTCTATGTATGTAATGAATAGCTTTTTTTGTTTTTATATATTATAACCGGGTATATTCAGAAAATGAACGCAATTCAGGAATTGTTTGCTCCTCTTGATAAGGATTATTGCTTGCTGTTTTATTGGCTCACTGTCGCGAATTTTATTTTCTTGGCGGTTGCTGCTCTTGGCTTTGTTTCGTCGCTGGTCCTTCTATTTAGGGGAAAAATCACCATAATGAGCGGTTTGTATTCGTTCTTGATGATTTTGGTGTATGCTCTCATGTACTTCCAGACGCGTCTGTTCTACTCGATGTGCGTTACCAGCAACATGAAGGCCGGCACATATGGCATGGGTTCGCCATCTGACTCTCTTCCCGCAGTGGCACAACAGGCGTCAGGTGCGGCACCCGGCGCATTTCGCATGTAAAGCGCACGGCACGGCACGGCACACGTAATGACATAATACGCTGCTCAGCTATTATGTCATATTACTATTATTCATGGGTGGCTAGTTGAGACATTTCAAGGAACTAGCCCGCGATTTTTGTCCATCGACGATACCCTCCCACGGGATGTAGCCTCCATCCACACCGGATAGTCCGCTTGCTCCGAATGTAGCATCTTTTATACCCTGAAATTGACCGCAGTCATCAGCCCCAGCAGTCCTAGCTGCTGATGGCGACAATCCGTATGTATCATCGCATGCTGTTCCAGCCGCATTTAAACTCATTCGGTCAGGGCACTTGGAAATCTCAGGCGGCCACTTCTGTGTGCTCTTGGACTTCCACAGCAAAATAGCGACAGTACCGACGGAGATAATAAACGCAATGACTGCCAAAATCAAGACCATTTTTTGTATGGAAAGATTGAAAAAGTTGCTAAACATGCCACTGCTGCTTCCATTGCCACTAGAACCAGACGATGAACTTCCAAACGCGGAAGACCCGATATTTTTTGAACTCGAAATAAAATCCATAGATAAATAGCAGACGTATAAATATTAGTTATATAAATATATATATAATACTATATACAATAACCGGCGTATTTCGTATCTTAATATGAACCGTTTCGATTATCGCACAATTCCCGAAGACACATTTATTGGACAACCTAAAAACGGGCGTCTTGACATTCTTACTCCACCCATACAAGACCAGTTTGCGTTATATGACAAAAATCCGGTTCATCAGTGCGTGACATATCGTGACGCGTTGAACGGTATTTGGGAAAACACCCCGCTTTCAAATGCTTTCTTTAGCAAAGAGAATATGCAAATTATTCAGAATGGAATCCGCGCAGGTGTGTATCAGCGGTCGCGCGGCAAATACGTGATTGGCGAACAGGATTGCGACACCTTGCGTATCATCATGCGCACGATTTATCTTCAGAACTCGGCGAATGCTCCTACAGATATCCGCGAGCAGATTATTGAATTGAATGAATTAGTATTTGAATATTGTGTTCCGCGCGTTCATGGCGAGGCGGAAGGCTACATTCAGTATAAGCGCGATGTGAGCAATATGCATATACCGATCGCTCACCCGAACTTCTCGGATTACAAGCATAAGACGCTAGAGTTGAAGCCGTGGTTTTAGTTGCTCTCTCGGGCATCTGGTATAGAAGCCAATCTCTTTCGCGGTCGATGAACCATTTTGGCTCATTCCTTTTCTCGTATAAAATACTTATTTTATTTTATAGGAGAACAATTCACAAATAATAACCGTGGAATGGTTTATATAATGTTTTCATTGATAATGAAAATGTTTTATGTTTTTTACATTCAGTTGTGTCGTAACAATAATATTGACGGATTGCGTCCATTTTTTCGTCAAATTCGCTGATGGCTGCGTATTTTTTGTCATTCAACAAATATATGTATTTGTCACCAACCGCATAAGGAATGGATTCATAATTTCCATTCATCGGTGAATAAAATTTGCGAATAGTATCATCATTTATGGTCGAAAATGAGTGAATGCCTTTTCCTACAAAGATGTATTTACCTTTTCCGGTTGTAAAAAGAATGTTATTTCCCCGTTCAACTCCACGTTTGAATCGCCAATAGGGGTCATTTCGCCCATTGTCTCCTAGAAATATTTCTTCATATTGAACATCCATTAGTTTGTTATCTAACTCGCCCCGATTTATCTCTTCATTGAAATGATTGTTGTAAATCGTGGCACGGCCGCCGCCGTAATCAAACACCACAAACACGAACGCGGCATTATCATTGATTTCGTAAATGTTATTTGGGCGACCTACATTCGTTCGCAATACCTCGCTTTGAATACACTTCAAGAAATTTGAAACTTGAATTGAACCTTTCGCTTTTTTGTATGAACATGTCTTATTCTTGCGTTCAGTTTTAATTATTTTATTACGTTTTCTGGTGTCACGACGTGTTGATAATGTCATTATTTACATACAAGTGAGAAAATATTTAGTAAAAAATGACATTTATTATTATTATTATTATTACACTTGTGTATATGTATTACGGTCTTACCTATGCCTTCTTGATAACCATCTTCTTCTTTGATGCTGCGCCTCCGCCGCTCGACGCCATACTGACAACACTAGCCTCCGCCGCCGCCGCCCACTTCTTATACTCGGTTTCCAATTCATCCAAGTCTCGCGTCCATAAAGCTTGAATCGATGTATCCATGAGTCCTTTGTGTTGCGCGCGCTTGGAATCACGCTCCGAGAGAAGATGACGAACATTCTCATCCGTTACACTATCCATCGGCATTTTTAAGAGGTATTTGAACTCGGCGTCGCCTTCAATGTGCTCATAACCATGCGCGGTCATCTTCGCAAATATAGCCTCCTTCGTCTGACGACGCAATTCCAACTTGTCGTCAAGCACTTCCTGAATGTATCGCGCACGATTCGTGAGGACGCGCAGCTCGTTCGTCAGCTGTGCCAACATCGCCGCTTTGCGTTTGGCGTAAAGAGCCAGTCGCTCCACGTAATAATCCTCGATGATGTCGTAGATGGTCGCATACTTGCGGAGTTTCTCGTGCGCGTCGAACAGATTCATATTCGTCGTGCTTTGAGTCGTGAATAATCCGAGCAGTTTTTCCAATTTGTTGGTTCCTGCGTCGGCATCGATGATCGCGGCTTGTAAGTCTTTCGGAGTATGCGGGTAAGATGGGTGGAATGTCACAGTGATATCTACAACGGTGTCGGTGGACATGTCATTGTATTCTTTGAGGACGGGGACGCCGCCGCCCTTGTCGCTACCCTTGTCCTTGTCCTTGTCCTTGTCGGCCGCGGCAGGTGCCTCCATCAACTTCTCCAAGAATACTTTGTAATCATCGGTCCATGTTCCAATCGGGAGCTCGGTGATGCGGACTTTACGGTCGGCGATGATCTCATAGGTGCCTTTGATGAGGTATTTCGCCGCGACACTAGTCGCAGCACCGGAGGTCGCGGACGCCACGTTAGTAGCCGGAGCCGGAGCACCGATATTCCGTATCGTCCCCTTGAATCCCTTGAAATAGGGCTCGATGATGGGTCGGTCGGCCACAGAAGTTGATGCGAGCATCGAGCGAACATACGCGATGATTTGAAGCGGGTTATACTGGAGAACATCCGTGCTGAATCCTGTTCCGATTCCCTTTGTTCCATTCACGAGAATCATCGGGATTGCGGGCGCGTAATAGATTGGCTCCACCATCTGCCCGTCGTCATCGATGTAAGTCAATACCGCGTCGTCTTCTTGGCGGTAGATGAGTCGCGTCAGCTTGTTAAGTTGGGTGAAGATGTATCTTTCGCTCGCAGAATCTTGGCCTGCAGCACATCTGGTCCCAAACTGACCATTCGGTTCTAACAGGTTGATATTGTTGCTGCCGACAAAGTTCTGCGCCATCCCGACAATCGCCGCATTCAAACTCGCCTCACCATGATGATACGCCGAATGCTCGCTAACATACCCGCTGAACTGCGCCACCTTGATTTCTGTCTTCAGGCCACCCTTTTTGAACGCCGCATACAGAATCTTACGCAGCGAAATCTTCAATCCATCCATCAGGTTGGGAATCGATCGCTCATTGTCGTAGATGGAGAAATGGATGAGGCCGCGGTCGATGAACTCTTCATAAGGAATCGCCGGTTTCGATGTATCGAGGAACGCCTCGCGTGAATAATTCGACAACCACTCTTTCCTGTCATCGGCGCGTTTCTTATTGAATGCCATATCTAGGTGGTCGTCACTTTCCTTCCCAGTATGAAGAAACGACACCATCTTCTTATGCTCGAAGTATTCCTTGAACTCCTTCCCAGTGCTAGTGCCCAAACCTTTGTAATATTTAGTGTTCCAACCTGCGGGGACGACGGCGCCGGGGAATTGCTTCTTCCACGCTTCAAACTCGCCATCATTGTAGAAGAGCACTTCTTGTGTGCCACGACGGGCTTTCAGGATGGGTGTAT